CACGATAAAAGAATGTGGGGCGACATAGACCCTGACAAAGATATTGTGGTTTTTGCAGAGGCAGCAACGCTTCAACCGTCCAAATGGACATGGCAAGATCACCAACTTTGGTAAAGAAATCCCCGAAAATTTGTTCGGGGGTTTTTTTTATCCGGTTAACAACCCGAACAATTTATCGGGTTATTTTTCTGTCCCCGCTGCGCACTTTTTTCTTGCATTGGGATTTTTCCCATGATAAACCAATATTGCAGAGAGCATAAGGTCTGCCTTTCTGCCTCACAACTATATGGCACTAAGTGGACATAGTTGAGGACTGTTCTTAGCGCGACGCGCTTTGATTAGTGGACGAACCTTGAGAAGCCCGTGCCTTACCCCTCAGTCTCCTATCTGGGGGGTTTTTTTTATTTATAAATTTATTTATTTTTTTCTTGACACCGATTATAAACCATTTTATATGTGGGATACTTTACAAAACTCAGTATAGCAAAAAGGAGTAAAATCATGGGTTTAGATATGTATTTACGCGGTGACAAGTTTATCAGCAAGTGGGATCTTTCACAGCGCGATGAGAACGATATGCCGTTAGAAGTGAAGCGACCTGTTGTCGATGGGTTTGAAGTAAGTGAGCAAGTTCTCGATCTTGGAACGTGGCGCAAGTTTGCACCGTTACACAAGTTTATCGTCAATAAATTTGCCGACGGTAAAGATAACTGTCAACCAATTGATTTGGTTGCTGAGGATCTGCGCAAGATTGCAAAAGCATTGCGTAAAAACGAATTGCCAAAAAACGATGATTGCCATGGCTTTTTCTTTGGCGGTGACGAGACTTGGGATGAGTATCGTTCCGAGTCCGAAGATCATGCTAAGTTATTTGACAAAGCTGCTGATTGGTCTGAGTCAAATTCTTTTAATACCGTTACTTATGTTGCGAGTTGGTAAGATGCGTGAAGGGTTGAGAAAAGACATCAAAGAGGTGTTATCTGCCTATCATGCGGATGTAGAGTATTGGCTTCAGACTATGGAAGCCAATAACATTAACATGATTACAGCGGGTACGCCTACGTTTGATTGCTATGAAGATGCGAGAGCATGGCGTACTAAAATCAATGCAGTATTAAAGGAGTTTGAAGATGCCTAAAGTTTCAATTTTATGGGGATGGTCACACGAAAATGGTGACAAAGCTGTGACTTACAAATTCAAAACAAAAGGCGAGTTAGATGCCTTTTGGCTTGGTGTTGAGCAGATGGATGGACATCTGGGTTGGGAAGTAGTCGAAGAGGGTTACGTCTATGACGAAGCCAAAGATGATGGACTTGGTGGACACCGTGTTGACAGAGAAGATGAGTATTGCAGTGCATGTGGTGAGCATTTTTGATGGGCAGTAAATGGCAACCCGAAAATTTCTGCAAAGAATGTGAAGGTTGGGGGGTAATCACAGTCGATGCCCCCCGACCTCGTAATTTCAATCGTGACATTGGTTACATAAGTTCCAAAATGATTAAATGCCCCGAATGTGGTGGCACTGGAGAAAAGGAGAAAGAAGATGAGCATTGCTGACGATACGATGTGTATGCATTACACACTTGAGCGTTTGGGTGATATAAAGACCCAGACTGACTTACAAGACTTTATGGAAGAGATCAGGCACAACATTAGCGTGAACGATGAACACCGTGAGCTTAATCCCGATGGCGATATGCCTGACGGTTCTTTTGTTGATGATCCTGATGATTTTGACATGAACGCTGCGCTTGACAGAGTTAAGCGTTATTACATTGAGAGGGCTTTAACCAAGACCAAAACGTTTGTTGAAGCTGCTGAGTTACTTGGCTTTGCCAATTACCAGACCATGCAAAATTGGATGGATAAATTAGGAATGGAGAAATAAATGTTTAAACTATTCTATACGTTACTTGTGATTGAATATGTTGTTGAAGATCAAGACGTATCGACTTCTGTTATCTTTCCAAGCGAACAGGCTTGTTACGATGCCATGGGCGACGGAGCGATGGATGATCTTTATGATGTCATTGCGGATACATATGGCAAAGAGATTATGATGTATTGCAAGAAAACACCGTTTCCGTCAAGCGAACCGACCAAACCGATGCCACGCCCATGAAGGATAGGACTGAAAAAAGGTGGACTGAGAGGCAAAAAGAATGGTTAGGATACCGACGAAAGATAGCTAATTTAAAAAAGAGCAGCGTTAGTTTATCGAAACCACCATGGGATAAAAAGCCCGAACAAATTAAGAAAGATAAAGAAAAAGATTAGCGGGGACTTCCCCGCTTTTTTTATGATCCGGTTGATAACCCGAACAATTATCTGTATTATTTTTCGCGGGACATTGAGGCGGGTTTACCTCTTTGTCCCACGATTATTATTTTTGGATTTTTCTTTCTAACATTTCCAACAAAGTTATTATTTCTTCACCTTGTTGTTTAACATTAAAAAAGCCCATCTGTTCTGTGTGACTAACTAACAGATGAGCTTTTCTTTTAAGCTGTTTAATTAACGCTTGTGTTTCTACGTCCACTTAGCATCCCCTTTGAGGATGATAGCATGCCCGACAATGCCTGTCCCGCATAGCTCTGTAGCTTCTCTATTGTGAGGTAAACCCCGAAGCAAACCTTCTTCGTTTACCAAGATTTGCCACTCAGGTTGTTTGGGAGAATGTACCATCTCCACTAAACCCCCGACAATCTTTTGCGCTTGTTCAAGCGTTGGTTGTTTATCTTCCATTACTGTAATCATAGCTTCTCCTTTTACTAGAATGATTGGGATTTATAGCATACTATCCCAAGCTAGTCAAGTTCGTTAATATCCAAGCTCCTGTTCTTCTTGATCCAAACGACCCCCGACAACCCCGAGCCATTTTCTTGGGCCGTTGCGAGTTGTTTTATATCTGCCGATACGACCATCATTCATTAACTTATTAACACTGGCTAGAATCGTTGATTTTGCCCACCTTTTAAGATTAAAAGCATTTATGTCATCATGAGAAGCAGTTCTGATTGCTTCAGGAACACCATTTGTTCCACCGTCCATAGTCATTTGAATGCCACGACTTTCCCGATCTGCGACTAAAGCAAATAAATATTCTTCCCGACTTTTAACTTTTTCCATAACTTGTCTAGATGATTTTAAATCCACTGTTCTATCTTCAAGTAATCCCGTGTCTGGGTTTCTAATAAAGTGTCTTATTTCCCGATTGGCAGGACCATTTGATTTTACCACCGCACCATCAAATACAGCGTTCCTTGTGTATTTTATATTTAATTCTGTGCATCTGCTCTCCGCTAGTGATGCATCTACTTGCCAAACAGCAAAAGCTGAACGAACACCATCAACAATTGCTGATGTACCCCGAATAAGGTTACGAGCCTCTTCTGGCGTTGTGATTGGTTCTTTGTCTCTAATCTTAGCCATATGGTGGTTTACGATCACTGTTGCCCCTGTTTCTGTGGATATTTGCGCTAATAAACCCATAAATGCTGCACCTGCAGCAGGATCTGCATTTACATCTGCATGAACAAATGATGCCATTGGATCAACAACAACCAACGCGAGATCTTCAATCTCTAACATCTCTTCGTAAATCTTTTCAAACTCAGGTGATGTTGCGTATGTATTGTCCACTTTCATCATAATTGGAAACACTCCGCCTTCATTCGGCAGCGGCACAACGATGAGATCATGCTCATAACCCGAACGTTTGTTCAGGGGATCGAGCCTGCTGATCCGGCGATGCAGTTCATCCCGATCATCTTCTGCTGAAAGAATGATAGCTGTCCCGTGTTGGGAGACCATACCCCCGAAGGCGTTTTGCATCCCGTCACCTGATGCAACTTTCATTGCTAGATCAAGTGTCATCATACCTTTACCACTATCTCCTGCGGCTGCAAAAACAACAGGAACCCCGAGGGGCATCGTATCCCCGATTAAGAACTTCTGTTCTGGTGCGCTACCTTGAAACTGCGCACTGGCAAGCAAGTTAGGGTTTCTAAGAGATAACGACTTCTTTACCTTGTGGGTGGGCGCGTTAAGAAAGTTCGATATGTCAAACCCTTCTTCAATCGCGTCTGCTGCATCCCACTTCTTTGGTTTACCCTTTGGTGGCACAAGCGTAGTGATTAGCTTTGCCCCCGCATTTTGCGACAACTCCTGAACGATCTTTGCAAGCTTTAAGCCTGCCTCGTCATTATCAGGCCATATGATAACTTCCTTGCCTTGCAACGGAGAGAAGTCAAATTTGTCTTTTGTGTTTCGAGATAACATCCCCGCACCACCGATGGTACATGTCGCTGTGTATCCCTTCTTTGTTAATTCATCCGCACATTTCTCTCCCTCTACCCATATAACGCGATCTGATTGTGCAATATGGTGGAGATTATAAAGTGGTCTGGTTTCAGGTAAACGTGGAAACTGGCGAAACTCTTTCTTCGCATTCCCGTCCGTATCCCGAACAATTTCACCTGTTGAGTCCCTTTCTATGTAACGCCTGACCGTAACAAGTATTTCTCCGTCCTCTGAGAGGTATAAATACTCACCATCATGAGGCGTATTTGTATCAATCACCCGGCGTTGCTTAACTTGTTCGGGTTGTGTTACCGGGGGCTGCTGCGCCATGTTTGGATTGATTGGATTCATTGGTGGCTCTGGACGATCTTTATCTAAGAATGTGTAAAAATGCTCTGCCACATCTTTGATCTTCCAATCATAAGCTGCCATCAATATTTTTGTGATGCCACCAATGCCCTCACCTGTGTTAAAATCCATGCCACGCATAAAATTTGGGCTGATTGGGTCTATATCAATCTTTAATGACTGACCCGCTTCGCCAGATAATGAGCCAATGTAGAACTCATTTCTAATCACTTTACCGTTAGGAAATGCGCGTTTTAATGATTCGATCTGCACATATGACGGAACTTTCTCCGTTATCTCTGCAACTAAATCTTTTTGATTACTACCATATCCTGTATTGCCAACTACTCTTAATGACATTATATTGTACCTATACCTATATACCACTTCATAATGGGGCTAGTTTCAGGACTAGCCCCTACTTTTTACTCATCTCTCCAACAAGTCTCCCTAAACTCACAAAACTTGCAAAGAAAGAAATCTTTGCTTTGTGCTACTCTTGGTAAGATGTCACCTACTTTTGAAGCCGTCAAGATATTTACGGCTTTATCACTCGCTGCTTGTGCCAATTCCTGATTGTAAGGAACCAACTCATAGTAAACTTCTGATGTATTTTTATTCACCACAGTAAACAACGCAGGCTGTTCGCTTAAATCCATATATGTTTGATAAAGAGCTATTTGCGTTGCGTATGTTGGGTTCGCCTTCGCTACACCATGCCGAACAAAAGACTGAAACCTTTTATCGTTTGAGGACTTGTTTTCCCATAAAGCAGGGTATCCCATTGTCACTGGACCACCACAAATCACCCCATCAATGTGACCTCTGATTTGATCGTCAGCGATAGAGAAGCCAAATTGTTCGCCTTGCTTGTCTTCTGTGCGTAAATCAAATCCTGCATCTCTGAGCCATTTAGCTGTATAATCTTCTATCTCGTGACCAAACTGAAAGATGCGCAAAGTCTGTGCGCTAAACCCCGACCTTTCATCTTGCGGATAGTTAAGAAACCGATACTGTATTTTTCTGCTGCACTCTTCTCCAATACTAGATGCACCAAGATATTTTCTGCGCTCACGCTTTTGCTCATTGCGCAAGATTGCATCGTCTACCTCTTTTTTTATTGCATCTGCTACTGGATCAGAAGGGGATGCTCGTAGGTGGGAAAGTGCCTGTTGACTTAAAGTATTTGTCTTCGAGAACTCCAACATCTATCTCCTGTGATAATAATTTTGCTTCCTGTATGGCAAAGAGTAAAACGTGAACTTGATCTTCTGATAAATCGCAAAATCTAGTACCCCAACCAAACTTCTCTAATATAAAAGCTAACTCATTTATTGCCGATCTTGACTCTGGTATCATTGTCAATGCACTGTCTCCCTTCCTGATCCATCAATTAATAAATCTACTATTTCGTTTATTTCTTCTTTCGGGATGTCTGAATTTTTGTAATGCATCATCATAAGAGTTGATTTATTTACTATTACGTCTGCTGACCCGAACAAAACTTCGTCTTCCTCATTCTCCTGAAACTCATCGTAAACAATTTCATTTACTGTTTCGGTAATCTCTTCAATGTCGAGTAAATCTTTACAATAGCACATGTACTGACGATTTTCTGTGTACAACTCATTGTCTTCTTTTCTTTTAGCCATTGATACAATCAATTCAAAACGAGCCATCGCTTTCATCCTTTCCTTCGTTATGTCTTAACCATAACGCTAAATCGGCAAGAATGTACTTAAATTGTGATGGATCTATTTTGGCAACCAACTCACCGTCATGCCAAACCTTGAGTCCATCATCATATACTGCCCACCTTGTTTGTATATTTTTCATAAATATTTCTCCACTGCTCTCTCAATAATTGTTTTATTCCACATGAAACTAAGCATGCATGCGGCTTTATATTTAGTCCATGAGAAGTCCATGAAACCAACTTCGATACCCTGTTTACTTAAATGTTCAATCTGCTTACCTGTGGCTCTCTGGTCGAGCCATCTCTTTGTTTTCTTCGCTGCACTACCATCTTCTATTTCACGCAAGAAATCGTCTGCGGCTGCTGTAGCCTGTGCGCTACCCCCTACGGCAAGAACTTTAAGCTGCATTTTTTTGCCTTTGGTAAGGCCAAAAGAAATAGACAACTCTGACGTATTTGCCACCCCAACAAATCCTTCAAACCCCATAGCCATACGCAAGCTGCCATCGCCAAACAAATCAATCCACCGGAATGGTGACATTTGCATCAAGTCGTACTCAGTCATTGAAACGTCATACAACTCTTCTTTCTCTTCCCCTTCTTGTTCAGAGATAAATTCATGCTCACAAAACTGACAGACCTTAGTTCCCATGGGAACTTCTGAACCACAATTAGGACAATTCTTAGTAGGTGCTTCACCTTGCTCACGATCATCAAGATTTACTGAGTCTTCAAGTGAGCCATGCG